CTATTATACCTCTGTAGGACAAGTTAGAGAATCTAAGGCAAGAGAAGTATTAGAAAAGGATTTAAACTTTTTGAAAAATGGATAATCTAGCTTTATTGTCTATCGTAACAAATTTATTCTTTATATTCGTACTTACGGGTATAGGTATAATAGAATATCGTAAAAGTAATTACATGTGATACATTTCATTGTTATCTATGACTGATAGTAATTTAATTACTGAAGTCCGTAGCCTATTTAATTCCCCGCTTGTTGCTTGCTTTGAGGAAATTTTTCTAATAATAGATTCTATTTTTTCAATATCTGACTGAAGGTTTTGTTTAAGTGGTTCTTTGTACAATACCCTCTTAGGATCGGCCTGTTTAATATATTTTCTTTTAATATTTTCGATTTCTTCGGACATTATATATCACTCCTATTCATTTAAAATAATTCTACTAAATATCTCTTAGAATGTCAATTTTAATTAGGTGATCAAAAACCTCTAAAATTTTTTAAAATATTTTGGATTTTTTTGTCATGCAAATCAATAACTTACAACTAACCAAGCTAATAATTTATGAATTGAGTGTTAATTCAATAAATAATTAAGTACATTTTTGTAAATGCACAAAATATAAACTTGAATTAACTTAAGGAGTTAGCTATGGAAGAGTTGCTTCAGAAACTAGTAGAAAATGAACTACTAACCGAAGACACAAAACAAGAGCTTACAGAAGCGATCAAGGCTGAAATTAACAAGGCCAAGGAAGCTGCAATTACTGAAGCAAAAGCTGAAGTAGAAGCTCAAGTTAGAACCGAATTAGCCGAGCAGTATGTCGCTGACAAAGAGGCTTTGATCGAAGCTTTAGATACAAAAGTTGAAGAGTATCTAAAAGAAGAACTAGCAGAACTAAAGGACGACATTGAGCGTTTTCGTGATCTAGAAGTTGAATTTGCTGAGAAATTAACCGAATCAAAAGAAGAACTAAGCAAGGTTCTAAAGAGTGATATGGAAGAACTAGTTGAAACAATTGATTCTTTCCTAGAACTAGCTCTAAGAGAAGAAGTTGAAGAACTAAAGGAAGATATCCAAGCAGTTCGCAAGCTACAGTTTGGTGCCGAGATTTACGAAGCATTCGAATCTATGTTTAGCAAGAAGTTCATCAATGAGTCTGGCTTAGAAGAAGAATTGAGTGAAAAAGAGCAACGCCTAACCGCGATGGAAGAGAAGTTAACAGAAACTTCCAAGCAATTAGAAGTTATGCGTCGTGAAAAGAAAATGTCAGAGGTTCTAGAATCTCTACACGGTAATGCAAGGGAAGTGATGGAAACTGTTCTACGTAACATTCCAACCGATAAGCTTGAAGAGGCTTACGCACACTACATCCCTAAAGTTCTCCACGAAAGTGCTGTAAGTACTTCCGTAGAGTCGGAGAAGGAAAGTGATAATGATTCATCAGTACTAGCCGAGGGTGAAACAGGTGACAACACAGTTGTAACCGAAGGAACAGTTGTTGTCGATGGCAACGGCGAAGCAGTGATTGAAGAATCTGCTGCTGAAGAAGAACTTCCACAACACGTTAAAGTGGCGTTAGCTCGCTTACAAGCGTTGAGTGGTATCCAGAAATAAGTTTAACCCGAAAGGTTAGTATAGGAGAAAAAAAATGGATAATGTTTTATTTGAAAATTGGGCACAAACTAAAGAAGCCCTATTAGAAGGTCTAAAGCCTTCACAGAAGGAAGTGGTTGGTCCGCTTCTAGAGAACCAGATGAAGTATCTCGTAAACGAGACTGCTGCTGCTGGCTCTATTCAGGCGCATGATATTGCGAACTTCCGCAAGACTCTACTACCAATGATTCGTCGTATTATTCCGGGAACCATTGCTACTGAGCTAGTTGGTGTTCAGCCAATGAGTGGCCCAGTTGGTCTAGTATACTCTCTACGTTATAAGTACGAAGAGGCTATGACTCACAACGCACCTTCCTCACAGTTTGGTGGGTTTGATGTTGTAGCAGGCGACGAAGCTTTCGGTAACGACAAGCCAATCCGTCAGTTCTATGCTGGTAACACTGGCTCTGCTCAGACAAACGGCGCATCAGGTATGGGTCCGGGCGCACCGGGCGACATTTCCGCTGCAACAGCAGAGGGTGGCGCTTGGGAATCCTCAAGTGACGTTACAACCTACGGCACAGGTACTTCCGACTTCTCCGGTTATTCCGTAAACGTTGGTGGTAGCATGCTAGGTGGTTCCGGTTCCTTCATCGAAGGTTCTGGTGGCCGTAAAATGTCCCTAGAAGTTGTATCTCAGGCTGTTGAAGCCGGTAGCCGTAAGCTACAGAGTGGTTGGACAATCGAAGCTATGCAAGACCTAAACAGTCAGCATGGTCTTGATCTAGAGTCCGAAATCACCAAGGCTCTATCCGCTGAAATCGTTCAAGAGATTGACGCTGAAATCATCAACGACCTACTAGCCCTAGCTGGTACAGTACGTACATTTGACTTCAGTGCTACAGGTGGTACATCCTACGCTCCTGCGTTCGTTGGTGACCGTTTCGCTAACCTTGGTGTGCGCATCAATGAAGTTGCGAACGTTATCGCTCGTAAGACCCGTCGTGGTGCTGGTAACTTCATCGTGGTTTCCCCGATGATCGTATCAGTTCTACAGTCTGCTGCTAAGGCGGTTTTCGCACCAGCAGTTGAGGGTGAGTTCAAGGGTCCAAACAACACAGAATTGGTTGGTACTCTAAATGGTCGCATCAAGGTATACAGCTACCTATGGAACCAAGCTGCACCGGGTTCTTCTTCACCAAACGGTGATGACAAGGTGCTAGTAGGTTACAAGGGTGGTAACGGTGAAGTTGACTCAGGTTACTTCTACGCTCCTTATGTACCTCTAATGAGCAGCGGTGTTATCGTTAATCCGTTAACCTTCCAGCCAGTCGTTTCCCTAATGACTCGTTATGGTAAGGTTGCATTAACTGATACCACAACCTCTCTAGGTAACTCAGCGGATTATTACGGCAGAATCAATGTCGTAAACCTTGAGTTCATCTAAGGTTAAAATCGGGCTGAAAGCCTTTAAAAACCCCGCTTCGGCGGGGTTTTTTATTTTAGCTAAGTGACTCCGTAGAGTATTATGGCTTTGAGTTATCATATATACTATGATATACTTAACATCTAACGGGGTGAATAAATGAAGCCGGAATATGTAGATTTTTTAAAAAATGAAGTTGGGCTTACCATTGTCGGTAAAAAGTTAACTTCCAATGACCCCCACACGCTTAAATGTGTAGAATGTGGTAATAAATTTGAGGCCACTCCTAAAGCCAAAATACGTAGTTACAAAAAAAGTGGGTTGTCTGGTTGCCCCGAATGTACGCATAAAAAACGATACAGTGGCGTGGATTCAAAGAACGAAGAACGTATTACTGAACTGGGGTATAAACTAGTAGGTAAATATACCGGACTAAAAAGTAAAGTTGAAGTAATTAATTTAAATTGTGAATGTGGTAGATCGTGGGAAACAACACCCGAACACATTTTTTCAGGTAGATCATTTTGTCGGCCATGTAATGACGACAAAAAGAGACAAAGATTTGACACGCAAAATAAAATCAGGCATGCCGAGTCGTTGAAAAACTTGGATGACTTGAGTATCTACCGTAAAACAGTCAGGATTCTATCTGAGCAAACCTATAAGGCATACTTCAATATCATTAACCCCGATGGCTTTCCCAGAGGTCGTTCTGGTAATATGGATGCATATCACTTGGATCACATATATTCCATACAGTATTGCTTTTACCATGATGTCCCACCTGAAATTTGTGCTCACCATGAAAACCTTAGAATAATTAAATGGGAAGAGAATGCCAAAAAATGGAAAGTCCCACTGGCACACATCCCGAATATAATAAAGCCCTATGTATCAACTAGTGAAAGGTATGATGCCTTTTATAATAGTATTGCGTCAACTTTTAATTCTGTTTCATTTAAGACTAATTTCGTTTTTGATCTTAATAACCCATACACTATCCCATTGTATTCCCCGAGCCATAATATCGGTATAATGTTTTTAGTATTTGATGATTTTGTTGAGCAGCGTCTTGGCACTAAATCATATCTTCATAAAATTAAAGAGTATGCTGAAAGTACTGGCATTAAGATGTTGTTTGTATTTGAGGATGAATGGTTTGACAATAGAGAGTTAGTGATATCCAAAATTAGGCATCAGTTGGGAAATTCACTTAATAAAATTTATGCTAGAAAATGTGTTGTAAAGCCTATTGATTCAGTATCTGATTTTTTAAATACTCACCATATACAAGGTGCAGATAATTCATCTGTTAAACTTGGAGCATTCTACGAGAACGAATTGGTAGCCGTAATGACATTTACTCCACCCCGAGCTTTTATGAATAAGAAACGTATAGCTGGTCATTGGGAATTATCTAGGTTTGCGGCACATACCGATAAGATAGTTGTGGGGATAGCCTCAAAACTTTTAGCGCACTTTAAGAACAATTATGAGTGGGAATACATCTATAGCTATGCAGATAGAAGATGGAGCAACGGCAACACTTATGATAAGTTGGGATTTGCGTTGGAGCATAAAACACCACCAAACTATTTCTATATTGTAGATGGAGTAAGAAAGCACAGGTGGAATTTTAGAAAGGATGTTATTCGTGATAAGTTCCCCACTTCATTTGATGCTAATAAAACTGAATATGAAAATATGTTATCTTTGGGTTACGATAGAATATGGGATTGTGGACATTTAAAATATTCGATTGAAAAATAATATAAGCCCTTGCAATAGTTATAAATATTTGAAAAATGAGGGCTATAAAATGTCGTACAAGTTTGGCCAAAGGTCGTTAGCTAATTTAGCTACATGTCATCCAAAGATTCAAGAAATTCTCAATGAGGCTATACAATATATTGACTTCACTGTTACATGCGGAACCCGATCCAAAGAAGATCAGGATAAAGCATTTGCCGATGGTAAAAGTAAGTTAAGGTGGCCAAACAGTAAGCACAATAGCAATCCGTCACGAGCAGCCGATGTTGCGCCATACCCGATTGATTGGAACGACATTAAGCGGTTTGCATATCTTATGGGTATTATCAAGGGCATAGCACATGCCAAAGGAATTAAAATTGTCACTGGCTGTGATTGGGATAGCGATGGTGACATAACCGACCATAAATTTATGGATTGGCCACATTTTGAATTACACCCGGATGAAGAATAAATGCGTCGATTGACTTTCAAAGAATATTACGAATCTAAAAAGAAACTTTTATCGGCATGTGATACAGTGCCGAGGGTTAGGACTGAATACAAACTTACAAAGTATTGTAAGTTACCAGTATTCGAATCTTTAGAAAGTGATGATAGGTCTTATATCGGGTTTAAACCTAAAGATGTTATTGAAATTCTTTGGGAAAAGGCAGACGAGTTTGATGATTATCCGGTTGCTAAAAGTATTATCTTAATATCTGAAGATAATAAAGAAGTTTTTCCTTGCTGGGGCAACACGAAACTTCATAGGTGGGTAGAGAGCAGCACAATTGAAAACTAATGGTGCGATACAACATTTCTCAGACTCATATGCACTAAATATTTTTACTGGATATTAGGAGAATAAAATGGCTAAAGATGCTTTGCATGTATTGCAAGAGTATGGCTTTGCCGCACTGTTCGTTTTTGTAGTATTGGGGTTTTTAATTCATTACCTAAAACGTCAATGGCCAATATGGTCTCAGAGAGACTTAGAACGTATTTCAAAAATAGAGTTCAATTTACAGCAAGAATTGGCTAGTCATCAATTCTTTACTAATGTATTGTATATGATCAATAATGAGGTTCAAACATTAGATTTTAATTCAAATAAGACGCCTGTTCGTCAAAAGATGTTTAGAAAGCTTGTTGAGATTAGATTACAATGTACTCATGAATTGGCCAATAGGATAATTAGTGCTGAAATTGAAGAAATGACAGCATCACAGTGGGCTAACTTCGTCGTAACTGCATGTGCCGAGTCTGATATAGAATTTGAAGACCGGGCTCTTCGTAATGGTATACCACCCATTTTTATCAAGAAATTTTTGGTATGGCAACGAAGAACTGATGAGATATTTAATTCTTATGTAAAGGATTTGGCTGTAGCATCGGTGTACACGACAAATATGGTTAGAACTAGTACACTACTATACATTCTTAACTTAAAGACCATTACAACTGTTGGTGATGCCGAAAGATCGCTGATAGAACTAAACGGTGATATCTCAGGTATGCTATTTAATGGTGAACTTTTAGAAAACTTATGATAAATATAATTGTTCGCTGACAACTCTTCCCGTCAGTGACTCCGACTCCGCTTAGGGTTTAATCTCCTTTTTCACCTAAGCGGAGTTTTTTTATCTGTATTGATAAATATTCTAAACAAACAAAAGGGTTCTTATCACATGGGCATTTACGACAAGCACGCCGACTCTCCTGATAAAATAAAAATAGAAGGTCAGGAGATTACTTTAAAATTTGTTAGAAATGGCGACGGTACAGGTACTATTACTTGGAACATACCAAACATTTCAGGGTGTGATATAAACGATATCGCCTATGATGGTATTGTAATCACCGTAAGCGATAGGCCAGCTAACTATATCACAACATCCCCCCAGAAGGGTACGTATTATGAATCCGATCCAACTTTTGATAAGGATTTGCATACCGGGGATAAAATTAATGTGGCATCTGTAGTAGGTGCATTTTACCATGATAAGACGACTACATCATTATTAGTAACTGATGTTAGGGATAAAACCCCTTACTACGTATCTGCATATGCTGTAGATCAAATAGGTAACTATCATCGTGAAGGCGTACATGCCTATAGTTTAGCAACTGGACAAGATGAGACCGATAAATCTCAGGATGCACAACCGGCATACCATGATATTGTTGTGGACACGCCAGATGGTATAGATGTGACAGCATCAACTGGCTTAAACCCGACAACTAATTATACATTGAAATTGCTTGTTAACGGTCAATGCATTACATATGATGACTTACTTGGCAGCGATTTACAGACATTTGAAGATTTAGCGGCTACGATTAATGATAGATTAAAGCTTGAAGTTGACCCTTTACTTGGTACAGATTTCCCCAATACTGGAGAATACTGGGTTGATGAATCAAATAGTATAGTTTATATGTGGGATGGTTCTGCTGATGTGGCACAAACTGCTATATTTGCAGATACGGACCCGGCAGTGCCTGTATTGGGAAGTTACTGGTTCAATACCGACACTGAGGTTTTAAGTATTAGAGAATCTTCAGGCTGGGTTACTGTAAGCAACGTAATAGAGTATCCTACAAACCCCTCTGACCCGGCTGACGGCACGATATGGTTAGACAAAGTATATGACAGTTCAAATAACTTAGATGCTGTAAATACATCTGCTTGGGTTTGGAACGGTAATACTTGGTGTAAATTACCTACGGTGGTAAGCACTAGAAGTCCATTACTACCACCGATTTTGGTAACAAACGATTATTGGTATAACACTGGAACAGGTTCAACTTATCAGAGAAACGTTGAATTAAGGCGTTGGGATGAAGTTGACCCTATCGTTTGGGATACCGACCCCAACACCATAACGAATGGTAACTATTGGTATAATAGTGACTCTGACTTAGTATTCATTATGATTGCTGGTATTTGGGAAGAACTCAATAACATTCGCTATGAAGAAGCAAACGAATCAGGTGATATATCTAACCCTGTAGCAAATCACTATTGGTTTGACCCGGAACAACAACGGTTGTTTCAGCGTAATTTAAGCAACACCGCATGGGTTGAAAGAAATGTTATTATATCATTTAATGACCCTGCCGATAGGGCAAGCTGTGACTTATGGTGGAATGTTAGTCCGAGTATTGACACTTTATTCCATTGGGATTCAGTTAACAACGTTTGGGCGGCGGTCAACAATTTCTTCCAGCAAGCAACAGACCCGTCGTTGCCAGCAACGTTGGCAAATGGTACGGTTTGGTATAATCCAGAAACTGATATTTTACAGAGAATAACCGGGTTAAATTGCACCAATGTAATTTTCATTGATTCGGCTTATGACCCGACAAATTTACCTATTGGTGTTGTTTGGAGAGATACCACAAACTCATTATGGTATATTTGGGATGGATCGGAGTTTATCGAGTTAGATGTAATAGAATCCGAAGCTGACCCCTATGGCGTTATAGATGGCATATTGTGGTACGACACTGACGATGATGAATTGTGGCTAAGAGTTGCAGGAAGTTGGGTGCAGCAAACATTTGCAACAGAATCTTTAGCACCAGATATGGACGCATATTTCCTTAACACCCTAACCCAGACACTATATCAATGGAATGGTTCAGCTTGGGCAGAAGCGTGCGGATTAGCTAAAATTGTTCTAGCGTTTAACAGGGATGTGTGCTTCAACAACGCGCCCAATGTTAGCCCAGATTTATTCTCCCCATACAGTGATTTGGATCGTTTTGGTAGAGACATTATTAGGTTCCAAACATGTGAGTCTGGTTGTGATCAAAAAATAGAAGTTGATAGTACGTCATCCACGGTGTTTACGAGTTTGACTGTCCCAGTGATGTGGCAATATCCCGCAACAGGTAGAAGCATTAGCGAAGCCGGTCCAACTTATAAAGAATTGGGCGTTGGTGATGATGGTTCACCAGATGAGCGCAGGAAACTACAAGATCAAATTAGAATTGCTTTAGGTTCTGTGGGCGTTACGGTAGAACTTACAAAACAACAGTTGGATGAATGTATAGATAACGCATTGTTAATGGTTAGGAAATATTCTAGCTATGCATATGAACACGGATTATTTTTCTTGGACGTTTTACCAAACCAGCAGAAATATGTACTTACTAACAAATGCGTAGGATTTAACAAGATAATTAATATAAACGCAGCATACAGAATGCGGGGCGGTTTCTTTGGTGCGGCAGCTACAAACGGTGGTGGGTCGGAAATGTTCGCTTATGCTGCATTACAGCAACTATATTCAGTTGGTTCATTTGATATGTTGTCTTTCCATTTAGTAGCGTCGTATATGGAAGACTTAAGATACCTGTTTGCTGATAATTTGGTATACACGTTTTATGAAGATACGCGGGTATTGAGTTTCCATAAAGTGTTTCCGCGAAAAGAGCGTGTACTATTGGATGCATTTATAGAGTTACCTGAACAGCGACTAATGACCAACAGGTACTTAGCTCTATGGATTAAGAAATGGTCTATCGCTGAAGCTAAAATGATTCTATCTCAAGTACGTGGTAAGTATCAATCATTACCGGGTCCAAATGGCTCTACTACCCTAAATTCTCAGGAACTTATTACGCAGGGTGAAAATGAAAAAGCATTACTACAGGAAGAATTGTTTGACCGCTCCATGCAAGATCATAACAGTGATGTAATGTCACAATTCTTTATAGGATAATAGATGAGTATTACAGACCAGTTAGATGCTTTACTTAATAGCGGCAATTGTCCAGTTGATGGTGATGGGAACTTTATTCCACCACAAGATGACGACGCAGTAGCTAGAATATGTAATACATTAAATCCCGGCATCGCACGAAAAAGTGATCTGCCGTGCCCCGCGTGGGAATTAAGCGAAACTCAAGATTCTGCCATAATAGATGATTATATAAATGAGGCTATAAGAATAGGCGGCGCTGTGGTAAATGTCTATAGATTGCTTGGTGTTCATGAGCAGGGTAAGCTACAGGATTTAACTGGAACAGGCACACCTATCTCCAATGGCGATCATCCAAATTTTCCTGCTGCTAATGCATTTGATACCTATCAGACCGAATGGCGCTCGCTCCAGACGGGTTCTGATATCACTAAGGCATACGTGGGTTATGACTTCGGAGAACTGCTCCTAGACAACGGCAGGAAGCGTTACGGCATAGAAACGTTTGTTAAGCACGATGTTTCTGCGTTTAGAGTTCGTCAAGGGTGCCGAGAGGAAAACAGGGTAACTAGGGCTAGGATCGAAAGATCAAATGACGGGGGAAAGTGGTACGGTGTTCAGGTCGTTGATATGCCAGATTGTGATGGCACGGTTATTATCAATTTCAAAAGAACGGTGCCTTCCAGATTTTGGCGAATTAGACCTGTAGCATTTAACGGTGGCCCTAATGATTCTTGGAGCATTCAAGTACTACAACTGTTAGATTATGAATCTACGAAAATAGGTAATATTCAGGATAGGATATTCTTAGAAAATAGAGACCGTGACTATGATGAGAACCCAGTAAGGTTAAAGGGCAGTTATCAATTGGTAGATGTTCAATCATTTCAAAGCAAATTCGGATTCGGAAGCATGTTTTC